TTTGGTATTGACCCGAATCTCCTACGATTCGACTTGATACGATTGTTGCAGCTCTATTGACAATGAAATCAGCAATTGGTGTGGGGATGTCAACCCAATCAAAGTGCCAAACAATATCACAATCAACTTTGTTGTCAAAGGTATATGTATGTTCAGCTTTATCGTAGAGCTTTCCATCTCTACGGATTACATCTTTGCCAATACTGGATGCATCGTTGGATAGATCAATCTGTAGGATGTTATTTGGGATAGTAATATTCTTATTTGTATCTGGAGTCATTTCATAATTGAACTCCTTATTGAATGTCCATCCCTCAGCCTGTACTTCCCGTGAGACTTCTAACAAAGTCTGATAGGCAATCGCAACGTCCGGGTTGGTTTGATCAAGGGTAGTCACAGGCGCTTGACCACATGACTGCAGGATTTGGTTGACAGCAGGTAGCTCTTGCTGAGCATTAGTGGTAGGAAAAGCCATATAAATAAAAAAAAGGGACCCCGAAGGATCCCCATAAAGTGTATAAAAATCAGAATGTAGAAGGAGCAGAAGCACCTACATACAGCTCAACAGCTGCAGCAGGGTTCAGGTAGTCAGCACCCATAGCCAGACGGCCAAGGATAACGTCACCCTGATAGATCACGGAAACGTCACCGTTGGTGACTTGGACTTGAGGACCGATTGCTTCTACGCAACCAGCAGCTTCACGCTGGAAGATAAGACCAGCAGACACTGCACCGAATTCGGAAGCAGTACCGTAGTCATTGTTGATACCAGAAGTAGCACCGGAAGCATCTTCCAGGCTAGGACCGATGAAGTCACCGGTATTGCCAGGAGAGGTTTGACCAGTAGTGCCGCCGTACTTAGTACCGTACTTACCCAAGAACGGAATGTTCATGGACTTGTAGATCTTGATACCAGCGATCTCAATGATTCCGTTGCCACCTTGCAGTGCAGAACCTTGAGCATCACGGTTCACCAGGCCGTTGGAACCAACAGCTTGGATCAGTTCGTAGTACTGACGGGGGTTGAGGACAGCCACACGGCCATCACCAGACACTCCCTTTTCGTCCATAGCAGCAGCTGCGTCATAGAAAGCAGCAACCAATGCGGAAGAAGAGAATGCATCAGATTCGTTGGTAGAAGAACCAACACGGATCTGAGTACCGCCGGGCTCCACAAAGTTAGTTGCACTAACAGGGGAAGCAGCACGGGCTCCACGTGCAATAGCACGGAAGATCAGGCGGTCATATTTTTCAGCCAATGCATATCCGATCTTACGTGAGATCTCAGAACGCAGATCATAATGAGAAAGAGTCTCATCAAGATCGTAGACAAATGCACTAGAGATCAGGAGATCGTCTACCGTAATTGTCTTCTCGGCCACGGGCGGTGCACCATCCGAGTTACCCAGAATAGGGTTACCGGGGGTGTGATATTCCGCCTGGGTACGTCCCGTATAGATGAACTGCAATGACTTGCCGTTCTTCAGGGTACGCTTCATAACCATGTCGCGGGCGATAGCATTATGCTGGAAGCCTTTAAACATCTCACCACTGAACAGTTTGAGATATAGGGCTCGCCGTTGATCGGTTGTAGGTGTCTGGCCACCGGCCAGATTACTGGCACCAGGGATTACCTGTGGTGCCTTAGGAGAGGTTAGTTGTTGTGCCATTTTAGAGAGTAATTATCATTCGACTCTCAAAGATCTTTGAGTTTTATTTAATTGTATTTGTGGTCTATCCCACCGTCTAGACGGCAGCTGAGGTGTCCGCGTACGGGCTCAGTGCCATAGAGCAGGAGGAGGAATCGAACCTCCTCTTCACCATCTGCTATTTAAACGAGACGATTCTCTGGTTTCGTAGAAGCGTTGTAAGCGGTCTTTGCCGCTGCCTGAGGTGCAACACCCTTAGACTGAAGATACCCACTCATAAACTGCCCTGTAAAGTTCACAGGACTTTTGGCTGGTTGCAGTGGTTGCCGCTGAGCTTGTTGTTTATGACCGTTTTTATGCATTGAATTTTTATGTGTAGTAACAGCAATGGTTTGTTCATTGCCAATTGTGAGGAGGGGAATCGAACCCCTCTTGCATCACCAGATCACTTAGTTGCAGTGTATGGAACACCGCGATAGACAAGACGTACGTGACGTTTTGCTTGCATGGTTTCCTCCTTAGAAGAATGAGAGACCCCGTTCCATGTCATCCCATGTCATGCGTCTATAGTTGACTCCAATACCATACGAGTAAATTGTGTCTCCAGGAATTTAATGTCTTCCTGTTCTTGTGGATGTCCACCGGGCCATTGTTTTCTGTAGAGCCTTAGTGCATCACGAATAATACGAGCACTATTATCGCATACTTGAATGTCAAACATAGATGAACGGACGAAGGTTAGCCGATGGATGGTGCTTTAGAAGTAGCAAGATCCAAGGGGAAGTTATGGGCATTACGCTCATGCATGACTTCCATACCGAGACCAGCTCGATTCAGTACGTCTGCCCAAGTGTTGATAACATGCCCTTGGCGATCAGTGATGGATTGATTGAAGTTGAATCCATTGAGGTTGAACGCCATGGTGCTGACGCCGAGGGCGGTAAACCAGATACCCACGACTGGCCACGCAGCAAGGAAGAAGTGGAGACTGCGGCTGTTATTAAAAGAAGCATACTGAAAAATAAGACGACCAAAATATCCATGTGCAGCTACGATGTTATACGTCTCTTCTTCCTGTCCAAATTTATACCCATTGTTAAGAGAAACCGTTTCGGTAGTCTCCCTAACCAAGGAACTGGTGACAAGACTGCCGTGCATAGCAGAGAACAAAGCCCCACCAAATACGCCGGCAACACCCAACATATGGAAAGGATGCATAAGGATATTATGTTCAGCCTGAAAGACGAGCATGTAGTTGAACGTACCGGAAATGCCAAGAGGCATGCCGTCTGAAAAACTACCTTGCCCAAACGGGTAGACAAGGAAAACTGCGGTTGCAGCAGCAACTGGAGCCGAGTAGGCAACATATATCCAGGGCCTCATTCCCAATCGATAGCTGAGTTCCCACTCCCTACCCATGTAGCAGAAGACGCCAATGAGGAAGTGAAACACGACGAGTTGGTAAGGGCCGCCGTTATAAAGCCATTCGTCCAGCGAACCGGCTTCCCACACTGGGTACATATGTAGCCCAATTGCGTTCGAGCTGGGTACGACAGCTCCTGAGATAATGTTATTTCCGTACAGGAGAGATCCTGCAACTGGTTCGCGAATGCCATCGATGTCTACGGGTGGTGCGCCAATGAAGGCAATAATGAAACAGGTAGTAGCAGCTAGCAGGGTTGGAATCATAAGGACACCAAACCAGCCAACATAAAGTCGGTTGTTTGTAGAAGTAACCCATGAGCAGAACTCATCCCAGTTACTTCGTTGTTGTCTATTTAGAACAGTTGTCATTGAAGGTAATAGTGCATGGTTATTTGTAATCAGTAAGTAAGACCAGTTTAAAGACTTGGCTGTCTAGAGCTAGGGGAGGAATTGCACCTCCCTTATTCTATTTAGCTATTTTTTCTTAGCAGTCTTAGCTGCTTGTTTGAATTGTTTAGCAGTAGGAGCACCTTTGCTTCCAGCGCTTCGCATCTTTTCTCCACTACCAGACGCAATACGTTTGCGCTTAGCGTGGATGTTTGCATAGAGACCAGGTTTAGCCATGACTATTTCTTTTTAGGTGGACGACCTTTCTTTGTTCCGTATGTTCCTTTACCTTGTGGCATTACCAGACTCCAGGGATAATTTGTCCGCTCACAAAATAACTGCCAAGAGCAGCAATGATGCCAAGCATAGCGAGCCTGCCATTAAGTCTTTCTGCACGTTCATTGTGAGTTTCAGTAATTTCTTGCATGTACATAGTGGGTTCGGTGGGCCAGATTTGAGTGTCGTTCATCAGAACGTCCACTTGACACCTGCCTTGGTGCCATAAGAAGCTTCATCATCGCCAGTAATAAAAGACAGCTCGCCGTACAGGCTTACATCTTCCGACAGGGGAACTGCGCCACCAACTTTCCCAGACAATTCCAGCTCAGCATCGCCACCATCAGGCATCACTGCAGCAGGACCGCCCTGGATATACCAGCCATCACCTTCATACCCCACGTGATTATCAATCACAGTTCCGCCGTACTCACTACCAGCAAAACCGCTGTTAGCCTCAACGTTTACATATGGGCCTGCGAGTACAGGGTTTGCAGCCAGCAATGCGGCAGGGAGGATTGCAAAAATTTTTTTCATTGTAATTGTGTATGTTTAAATTAGAAATTTACGTTTGATCTTTCAAGCTTGGCCATTACTTCTTGGCGGTAAGCAGGGTCACGGTCATACCTTGGGTCTTGCATTGCTGCAACAACCTCAGCTTGACTCTTGTATCCCTTAAACGTATCGGTTGGAGCCTTACCTTGAACAAGCTTGCCCTCTACTCCAACCGCGTCACCATATTTATATGACAACGCTTGGATCGCATAGTATGCAGCGTTGACATCACCTGAATCAATTACTGCATCAAACCTATTGATCTCAGCTTCATCCAGATTTTCTGTTGCCCACTGCATCAACTGCGTGTACTGAGACTCACCACCAACTAGACCTTTTAGTGACTCAGCATCTGCTTCACTAATTTCTGCATTGACTACAGTGTTGCGGTATTCAAGATACATCTTGGCAAGTTCAGCAGGATTTGTTTTCGACAACTCTTGGAGTGTCTCTTCATTAAATCCTTTGTCTTGAGATTCATCCCAAAGACGACCCAACAATGAACTTACTTCTTCCTCAACTTCAGGTGTCTCTTCACTAGCTTGAGGTTCTTCACTACCTTCTCCTAGTTTCTTCTGTAGTTCTAGATATGCAGCTTCTAGTTCTTGTGCGTCTTTATATTTTCCAGCAAGCATTGTGTCTTGCTCTTTGGCCATCTCTTCGCCAATTTGCAGAGACTCCTGCTCATCAGTATTTAGCTCCCCTTGAGTATTTTCATCAGGGAGCATTGACATTACTTCTGCCATTTATGTTATTGAGTGGGTGGTTGTTGTGGTTGTTGTGCTAGTTCAGGGTTTTTAGATGGATCATTAATTGGTGCTTTCATTGCATCAACCTGCATCTGAGCTGCCTGCATCTGCATCTGTTGCTGCTGCATCTGTGCTTGTTCTTGCTGTACTTCCTGCATCGAACGTACAAGATTCAATACATCAATACCTTGGGCTGCAGCCAATCGCTTAATCACTTCGTCTGTATTGATGAAGTTTGCGATAGCTTCTGGACCAAGTGTTTGTGCAAGGATTGTCAAGAATGCACTAAGGCTTTCTCGATCCTGTCCACGTCCTAATGCATTGATACCCGCAACAATTGTCGGCTTGACAATGTTCTTAGGAATCTTCGGGATGTCACCATTCCTTTGTGCATCAGCAAGTTTCTTATTGAGGTATGGAACAAGGAAGTCAACAGTCAGCAAAGAGAATAAACCTCCCAGCTGTTGTTCCAGTTCCATCTGAGTCATCCTGACTTCTTCCGCTGTGGTGCGTTCCGACTGTCTGATATTCAGAATCAAGAATGCATCACTGATACGTTGAGACAACGTACCTACCATTTCATATGCTGTACGGAAGTCAGCTGTCTTACCTACCTGAATGACACCAATGTCATCTGGTCTGCCCTGAATGATTGCTCCGTTACCAGCTGCTGCCAGTGTCGAAGGTTTGGTAGTACTTGATGGACTGACTGTAAACACGACCTTAGCCGCTGCTGCCGATCCCTCTACCAATGCTTGAGATAAACCCTCAAGAGATTTAAGGTCGCCAATAAATTGACCAACCCTTCCACGCCCGTAGGCTTCGCCATCAACAGTATTGAACCTCAATGGAATCCATGGATTTACATCGATAGGTGCTTTACCTTGTGAGCCTTTAACTATTTCTTCGTTGACTTCTTGATGCCAGATGAATCGATTGTTGTCTCGCCTGACATGCGTATAGACATCAACATCATCATCATAACCACCTTCATCATCGACACGGTTTGGCTCTAATTGTTCTTTAGGTAGCTGTGTTTCAATCAGCTCCTTTGCTACTCGTTCCTTTGTGACTATTTCAATCACTTGACCGTTCCCATCCCGATCCACTACGTAGCGGTTCAGAGGATATACCTTTATGCCATGCTTACTCATGAACACAAGCGCATTACCTGCTACAACTAAGTGCAGAAGTGCTTGGTGTACAGCTACACGATCATCTGATGCAGAGATTGACTCCAGAATAATTCTTTCAACCTTGGCAAATGCAAGGTCTAATTCTGATTTCATCTCAGGTGCAAAGTCTTGACCGAGTTGACTTTCGTCTAGCTGTAGTTTGAAGAAACTTGTTTGTACAGGTAGCAATGCAAGCATAAGCTTACTTGCCAAAGTGACACATGCTTTTGCACCTACCGATTGGTATGGTGTCTTTAGCTGTTTCATACCTGAGATATGTTCTTCATGTCCTTGAATTAAATATGGCAAGGTAAGCTCTGATGCTTGCCGTGCTTCTTCTAAAAATTGAGAACGATCGCTTGATAAATAATCATACCTAGTGCGTGCGCTCATATCAAATGTTTAGTTGATTAGTTGCAATTCCTCGAATTCTTTGACCAGTTCTATTGAAGGCACTATTATTTGCTCTTGCGTTATTATTTTGTCCAGCAAACCTAACACCTAGAACTGGGTTTCTCATCAATGGATTCTGTGAGGATTTAAGTGAGTCCTGTAGTCCCAAGAGTGCAGCCATATAGTTGTCTTCATTTTCCTGCATCTGTTGAGCAAAACTTGCTGACATATCACTCAGCATTTTGTCAAAGTCTGGCATCTCTGGTTCAGGTGCCGGTTCAGGTTCAGGTTCAGGTGTTGGTGTTGGAGAACCTGTGCTTGACAAATACGCATCGATTTTCGCGATGTCATTCTGGCTATTTACATTCTTAACTCCAGCCGCTGCTGCGTTGTCCTGATATTTAGACTCTGCAAACTTGGCCTTTAGTTCTGGTGATTGTGTCGCCGAACGTGCTGCAACAATACCTTTTCTATTCTCAATTTTCCGTAGTCTTTGTTGTCTTGCTAGGCGTCGCTGTCTACTAGCCATCGTTTTGCTCCATGTATTGTATTACAAACTCAACAACATTGCGTTGTCCAGCTCTGTACATAATCTTTTCTATTGAGTCTTCAGGTGAGGCGTTGTAGAGTGGAAAAGTATCTTCTAATGTACTGACAAGACCTCGGGATTGCATCCCATATGTCTCAAGCGTACTGAGGGAGATTGACATTACTATGCTCGAAGAATGCTGGCATCCGTGCTGACTTGGTGGCGGAAAGCTCGGGAGCTTTTCCTTCATACATCAAGCGATCACTGGAATCCAGCCAAAATTTTTTGTCTAAATATTTATCGGTGTTGCTACCCAAAGGTTGCATCACCCAGTTAATAGTTGCCTTCCGAAGCTTGTCAAGGCTAGGAGAGATATCAAGCCCCAGCTCCCGACAAACAATACTATTGGAAGCAACGTGAATTTGTTCATCTCTAGAAATATCTGCACTTACGGTTCGCATTCCTGCGTCACCATTAAAGCGAAAGAATGGTAGAAGAACGAAGAAAATTGCACGCTCGGCAACCATCGCTTTGAGGATCGTATGATCCGGATGCGCTGTCCAAGCATCACGTAGCCGTAACGCTTCAGCCTCAGCCTTTTGATCAACCCCGTAAGCATTGGCAATGTAACCAAGTGCCAGGTCATGGTTTTCTTCGTCCCTAATGTTTGACTCCAGAAGTTCCCTCGATAGGTACGGTACGTCGGTATCCAATCCATCACGGATAAAATCTCCCACAGGCAGTTCCATGTGTCGTAAGGCAAGGGCACGTAGCAATGTTTCGTGTGCTCCTCCCTTGCATGTACCAGCAGTTGTTTGTACTGGTGTCCATTTCCTCTTTCGAGTCAGTAGTTTTTGATAAGGGTTCATTCTCATTCTTGACAATCACATTGTGGTTCATCTTTAAGTAGGTCTTCCAAATAACTGTCTACATCAGCTTCATCTAGTGCAGCATATGCACTTGACTTGTCTTGGGTATCGCCCATGACTTGCAGACTGTAGTAAAGACTTGTTTGCGGGGACCGTAGCCACTCTTCGACGAACTCATTGTCGTAGGTCACAACATCACTCCAAGAGTTAAAGCTGTATCCATGAAGAAGCCCTGTGTTGTCAAACATCACCATCAGATTGTCAGCTACACGCTTGTACGCATCCCAGCCAACTTCTGAAGCAATCTCAACATCACCATATTCATATGTTTGAACACCGAACGTACCGCTATCACGGTCTACCGTCCGGCTAATGGGCGGAGCAATCTCTGGTGTACATGTATAGCCATCAAGGTCTTTAGACCTGTAGCTGCAGCTTGCGGTAGGGGCGATTGCAAAAGCCCTATCCATTTTGTTTACTCTGGCAATGTTTGCCGCTGCATTGATGCCAAGTTTGAATTGAACAGCTAGTTCATAAGCAGCTGTTCGGATAACCTTTCCAGTATTAACTGCCTCTAGTGCTTCTCCAAATTGGTTGTACGTTATGCCGTACCGCCGTAGGAGATTTGCGAGTCCGAGTACTCCCAATCCGACCTGTCGGTCTGTCTCAGATGGGAGGTATTCCCCTGAATCACCAACGCCAGTTCGACCATGGAGTTCGCACAGCTGGGACATCCCTTCAATAAAAGCTCGCGGCACGTCGTCAAATTCACAGGCACCGAGAGAGACATGCTGTAGCAAGCAGGTTCCTCTACTGGGCAGATACACTTCAAGACAAACGTTCCCTCTGATGCGTTTTCCATTCTTGTCATACTTAACTTTGTTTAGCCAGATGTCACCTGATTTAATTCCGTGCAGGAGTTCTTCCTTAAACGTACACCCCTCCCACCATTCGGGGGTGATGTTGATGCATCGTTTGACCCAAGGTAGTTCGGCTCTAGGAGTAGTAATAAACTCAAGAGCATCAGGGTGGGATAAATCAATATGACAAACAATCGCGCCGTTTTTATAAACACCACCGCGCCTGAGTATTTCATTTAAGGTCGAGTAGATTTTTGCGAAAGATACTGGACCTGATGCAACAAGTCCCTTTCCATTTTCTGCTCCTTTGGGTCGCAGTTTCGACAGGTGGATCGCGCAGCCTGCTCCATATCGCAGAGCATGGCTAGCAAACTTCCAGCTTGCTTCGATTCCATTTGGTCCTTCCATTTCGTCTTCAACGACGAACACAGTGCATGAAACTGGAAGCCGTGACTCTGGATTGTCGAGCCACGATTGAACACGTCCAGTACGTGAGATTAGCGAGGTGGTCATTTATTAAATAAGATCAGTAAGTGTTGGTTCTTTGTAGTTTGGTCCTTTCAGAACCTTGCCATCAGCTCTGTAGATAGGCTTACCGTCTTCTCCAAGCTTTGACATATTTGATTCGTGGATACGATGCATTGCTTCATCGAGATCCCATTCTTGACTAGCTGCCATTTGATAACAGACATACACCAAATCAGCTAGTTCTTTTAGCTGTTCTGTTTCTTCTTTGAAGTGGTATGCCTCATGGAACTCACTCCATTCTTCATCGATCAATGCTTTTTGTACTGATCTCTGATGGATCCCTGTCGTCAGAGAGTAAGCTGCTCGGAATTGCTCCGCTTGATCCATTAGGGATCTGTGAATGTAGGAGTTCATTTTCAAGATAGTGGATAGCCTTTTTAAGGTCGTTAGCCTTTGTGTTATTACTTTTGAAACCGGCTCTGCAAATATATTTAATAGCACAGCCAAGGTGATAGTTTAGTTCCCAGTCTCTGATTGCATCCCAGCATTCGATTGATCCTCGGGTGTAATAGTCGGGTGAATAATGGGCCATTGTTGTACTAGATTACTAACGGTGTTTGATAGGACATAGTTTTGTCGCTGCAGTGCCATGAAGACAGTAATCAAATCTTCTCTTTCTGCTTTAGGTAGAAGATCATCCAACCTTCGCATCTTGAACTCCTGCTCCATCGTTAACTTTGTAACCGGGGGAGGGGGTCCAAGGTATGACTCGTTTGTCTGTTGCGTCATAGTCATCGCATGTAAGTATTCGTGCCAGGCGTGCGTTCATCAAAGCAACCTCTTCGCCTAGTTCTTTCTTTGCAAAGGCTTTAACAACTGTTTCCCAGCTGTATCCATCCTCTTCAAATAATGCAACAGCACGTTTGATTCCAATGCCTGGCACTCCGCTGTAACCATCAGTTTGGTCTCCAGCTAGTGTTTGTATAAGGTGCCATTTCGCACCCTCTTCTGGTGTGATGTGAAGTGTCTCTTCCATGGTGAAAACATGGCCAGGGATTTGACGCATGTCTTTGTCTGGACTAACAATAATGTTGCCAGGATGTTCGGTTGCGTAGATACCCATAGCATCATCAGCTTCTAATTCAGGAAGTCGAATAACCTCATACTGTTTGGTCAACTCAGATATAACGCGCCTGTATCCACAGGGCTTCTTACGATTTCGATGACCCTTGTAATCTGGGTAAATTTTTTTCCTGAAATTCTTAGAGTCACTAAAGAACAAGATAGGTTCGGGTATATCCCAAATGAAAGCTTGTTTGATCTTTGACAACTCTCTAATTACGTGCCCATAAGCCTCACTGAACTTACTGACTACTGTGATTACATCATCGCCCCAATCAATTTCATCCTCAGCTCCGGCACACGCTTTATAAACAATATAGTCAGCGTCAACCAGTAGTTTCATCAATGCACCTCCGACCAGTCTTTCCCTTGCTTCGCCTCAGCTGCGATTGGCACTCTGAGGTTGTAGTACTCTCCAGCTTCTGCAGCTGCAAGTACCAGGGATGCTGATAAGTCGTCTGCGTGGTCTGGGTGGCATTCAAATTGTAATTCGTCATGTATAAATGCGAGCTGTGATGCACACAGCTTCAGTTGTTTAATATGATTGTGAACGATAACCATTTGCCGTTTTGCTACGATACCAGCCGATGACTGGAGCAAATAGTTCAATGCTTTGTGTGGACTATCTACTTTGATGTGTCGTCCATCTATAGCCTTAATATAGCCCTCCTTACTCTTCTCTTTGATTGCCTCCAGAAGTTCCGCAAGTCCATCAATAGCAGAAACGAAAGCTTCTCTAATTTCCTTACCCTTCTTTTTAGCCTGTCCACTTGTTAGAAGGGGGTCATAGGAATATCCAATTTTTTCGTTGCCTGCCCCATAGATGAAGGCATAGCTGATGGTTTTAATAGCCCGTCTACTGACTCCAACCTTGTCTGCATTGACTTGATGAATGTCACCGTTGAGTAGAGTTTCGGTAAAAGAATTGCTCCAGCGGCCAAGATAGTGGCCGAGCATACGAAGCTCGATACCGCTAAGGTCGGCACCAACCATGATTTGACCTGGCGTAGCTTGGAATAGCTTTCTGAATTCTGGGTCACTTTTTGTCTGTCCTAAATTCGGTTTACGGTGTGCACATCGATGTGTGTTTGTAGCAACTGAACAGTGGTGATGTATTCGGCTAGCAGTCGTACATAGCCTGAGCCATGCGTTGGTGCCTTCGGAGATCATCCCCAAGCTCTTCGTAATATCGAGACATTTCAGAAACTCCAAAGCAATCGACGGTCCACCTGATGCAGCCGTCTCCTTCAGAACAATCTCGTCGATAATCGGCTTCCCAGTAGCTGTCAGCTGTGTCGGCTTCCAGCCATGAAATGTTTGCAGGATCCATGAAATATGATCTCGTGATGTTGGATTAGTTTCTTTTAGTCTGGTAAATACGGAGCCTTCGACATACCCAGATGTTTTGTTATTTCGTTTAGGAGTAAAGTCTGATCCTGCAACGAAAGGGTGCCTGTTGCGTAATAGTTCAACAGTTTCTTCAAGCTCTTTTCTGAGAGTAGATGCAAGTTTCCATGCAGCACGTTGGTCAAAGTACCATCCATGTAGTTCTTGTTCAGTTAATATTTGAGCTACGTCGTGCTCAAGCCGTACCCACTCAGGTATTTGTGGAAGTGGTCGCATAATTTGGTGGTTACTTTTACGTCTTGACAGCAATACGTTTCCATTTCTGGAGACCATTCTTGCCAGTCTGTTGTCTTACCGAACTCACCTTTGTATTCACCTAGCCGATACCCATAAGCTTCTAAGCTATGCCTGCCGTACATTTGTAGCGGCATGTTGGCAATGCTCCTCTTCTTATCAATATCCAAGATGTCTGTGTGATACAGACGTGATAAGAGCAATGTATCTAAAACTAGAGCTTCAGGATTAAACCAAGGATACAGCTTCTTGATTACTGGAATGTCGTATCCAATCACATTGTGCCCGACAATTACATCAGCATCTTCTAGACGTTGTACACCCCGAACAATCGGCTCTTCATTGCCTTGATCGTTGTACACAATGGTCTTGTCAGTATCGCTGTCATAAATAACAAGGCAATGGATCTTGGTAAGATCATTTAGCAGTCCGTCCGTCTCCAGATCGAATACCAGCATTTTTCCAGATGTATGTTTTATCTACAAACTGTGCTCGTTTAACTGCCTCAGCTGTAGGTGGGTTAGGTTTAGAAATCAGTTGTTGCGTCGAACTCTTTTTCGATTGCTGTTTCATTAAATTTACAAGTATTTAGGTCGTATTTCAGTTGGCAAGCCTCACCAACCTCGCCTGAATAGCGGTTTTTAAGGACTCGCACAGTCGTAGCATTTCGTTCAGATCCGCTCTGTTGGTCCCGTTCAAGTGCAATAACTGCGTCGCTAAGCTGACCGATGCTTCTAGAGCCTCGAAGGCTTCTGAGTTGTACCCTGCCCCCTTCTTCATGTGATTGTCCATTAGGCGGTGTTGTTGTGTGACATACGAGAAATAAAGCAATACCAGTTCTCTCTACAAGAGACCTAAGTTTTGTCATTGTTGTGTCGATCATTCGACGTTCATCACCATCTAGACCACTCAATAGAATTGATAAGTGATCTAGGAAGACAACTTTGGTTTCAAGACCAGCTGCCATGTATTCAATACGATTGTAGATATGGTCAGGGTCATAACTTCCAAAACCATCAAACAGGTGTAGATTCCAATTTGATATTGTCTTTTCAAAGATCTCCGTTAGCTCGCTTCGTTGTTGCTCTCCGATGTGTAGAGACTTTCCTGCGGCGATGGACATGAGTCCGAGAGATGTACGACGCATGGATTCTTCAAGTGCCAAGTAACCGACCCGCTCTCCTTTATCAAGAAGGTGAGCTGCGATTGCACGACACACGGAGCTCTTTCCGATTCCAGACCCTGCAGTAATTGTAACAAGCTCGCCATACCTAATCCCGTGTAGCTTTGCTTGTAATCCTTGAAATGGGTAGTCATGATCAGCAGGTGGTGATGGTGTTGTAATTAAGTCAAGTAGTGTTTTGGCATCGACAATGCCATCCGGTTGGAATTGTGAATGATCAAAATTACAAACCGCTCTGATTGCATCAGTATCATTGGCTTGTAATGCGTCTGAGGCATCCTTGTAATCCTCTAGAAAGCCGATGAAAGCTTTCCCAGGTGGTAATACCCCAGCCGCTTCTTTTGCAGCCTTCTGGCCCGCTTCATCATTATCGAAAAATATAACTACTTTGTCGTAGTAGTTAACCCATTCGTAGTTATTTTGAATGGCTTTCTTTGCTGCTGCTGCTCCATTCGGTATAGAAACCACAGCCCAATTAGGTTGTGCTTCCCACACTGCCATGGCGTCCATCTCCCCTTCGGTGATGACTAGCCTCTGATCTTTCTCCGTTGTTTTATGGCGAAAGTTCTGCATTCCAAACAGAGACTTTACTTCACCTTCACATCGAAAGTCTTTTTCTTTTGTCCTTACCTTTGCTCCGACAACCTTTCCAGTACTGTCGAAATAATAGTGGCGTAAGACCTCTCCATCTCTGTAGGTTTTGAAGTGTTCACAGGTTCGTTCAGAGATTCCTCTTGATTGCAGCCGTCTGGCTGATCCTTGTAGTTGAACATTAGACACGTGATGATTGTGAGTGGATACATTGCCATCAGTTCTTGTATGGCATCTAAAACAAAAGGTGTGGCCATCTGAATACAAGCTGTTTGCATCTGATGAGCCACACGCTGGACATGGAATATGTTCTACGAACTCATTCTCTACATAAACCATTCGATTGGTATGTTGGTGAATGATGTCCAAGGTATATTCAACTTATCGCAGTATTTAGCATAAGTTGTCTTGGACTTCTTTGAGATAGTGTTATATGGAGCTTGGAATACCATGCGTATATCAAGCTCAGGGTTTTGTTCTTTGACTGCTTTAATCTTTCGGCGATCGTCACTGTCCCAATACCCTTTACATTCCAGGTAGATACCTGAAGGAAGTAAAAAATCTGGTGTGTAATTGTGACTGATTACATAGGGAACCTTAGTAGGTTCATATTCATATTTGACTCCTAATCCAACCATCAGATCAGCAACCCTTTCTTCAAGGCCTGATCGAAATGCCATTAGAAATCATCATCTGGTACAGGTGCTTCAGTTTCAGACACTACGTTCGGTTCAGATACCTTGTATCCACTTGTAGTGCCGAACAGTGCTGCTACGTCCTCATCATTCATGTCGCCTACATCAACGCCAGCATTGGATGACAATGAGACAATCTGAACACCTTTTAGTTTCAAGCTTGTGCCGTATGTCACTCCATCTCGAAGTATGTAAGGCTTTTGGAAGAAAGCTAGCTTTACCTTTGAGCCGCTGTAAACAGGAGTACGCTCATCAGTAATAATGGTTCCCTCAGTGTCAACAACAGGTGGGCGCGCTTCTGCATTCCAGCTGAACTTAATCCGATATTTACCATCTTCAATTTCCTCCCATGGTTCTGGCTTCAGGCTGCTGCGCTTAGGATTTTTGAGCTTTGATTCAGCCCACTTCAGGCCTTCAACCCGGTCTTCCTCAAGTTGATCGATGATATCTTGACCAACAATAGCGCCAAGAGAATAACCAAATTTAGATGGTTGCATTACAGCTTGATATCCATCGAGGACAACAGGCTGTTCAGTTACAAATGTGTTTCGTGACATTAACAAAAAAAATATGTGGATTCAATTACTGACTCAGGTTCAAGTGTGCCAATAATCGGTGGTGTAGATTCAGCGCCTATTTGTTGCGCCCAATCGGTTAGGTAATCATGCTCTGCAAATAGGTGCATGTATGTCTCGCGAACGATTGCTGATAAAACAGACATGTCAGTAGCACGACAAAGTACCGAGTCGTGTATGAGGGAAATCGGAGCGTTGAAGCGTGTTGCAGATAAATGAAGTAATGACGCATCAAGTGAGTGAATTAAGTTTGGTGCAGTTGCATTTTTGTGATGTGATTTATCTACCTTTTCGCTATCTGTTGTAGCTACTTTGATCTGACATCTACCAAGTAGTTGTAGTTCAATTGTTTCTAATTGCGGCTTCATTAGCCGTTGAGTAACAATAAACCCAGATGGTGTTTCCCATTTCAACTCGTCCAAACCCCTATCGATTGCAGATGAAACTTCTTTTTCAATCCATTTCATTACTTTCATGGGGCCAGGAACAATAACGTCCATGGCATCACGTACAGCCTTGACAACAGCAGTGAGATCTTCCTTTTCAACTTCGATACCAGCCAGTTTTAATTCACCAGCTTCGTATCTATTTTCAGCCAATGCTTCGCGGATATATCCTCGGTTGCTGAAAGGTTTAGCGTTGTAAGGAACAGTCATCACTGTTCTTTTTGTTGTCTTTCTGTCCATATACTGTTGTAAATGAACAGGTACATTAGGTTTAGCTTCTTCAGCGATTACCTTATATGCGTCTTGTGGTCTATCACTAGGAAGGACATTGACTAACTTTGCTGTGCTTTTATCTCTTGCTAATCCGGCAAGAATTTGAAGCCCACTGCAAGTTGCGTCTACTGCAATACAACTACGTGTGTAATTTCTTTCGCAAGTTATACACGTGTAGTAATACTCCTCGGCTGCACTAAGAAACTGCCAAGGTTCATCAGCAGACTCCCAATCAGATAAGTTACCAATAGGATCAGTTACAACACGTCGGATCAAATCATGATTGTGAAGAGTCCATTCTTGTCTCTCTTCCATGGTTGATTTGTCTAATCCGTATGTTGTAGCTACCTGAAAACGTAGCCAACTTTCTGCCTCATGTGTCATAAATGCAGGCTCATAAAAGCTCAATAAGCTTTTACCAAAGTCTGTATCTTGAGGTGTAAGAAAGGCAGGGATTGGATAAGCTCTCCCACGGTAATCCAGGCTCCACGGTAGGAAAAATTTCTCTCTGTCTTTGAACTCTGCTACTGCGTTCATGGTCATTCTTGTACGACATGACCGCTTGAACTGCTGAGCATTGACATTCATTACCTCTGCTGCCCTTCGCCTGTAGTCCATCCGAGATTCATAGTTCTCTGCAATGTCTGCCGGTTTAGGTGGTAGAGGTAACTCAACAACAGGGACAAACTTACCCAATGCAATCCCTTGACCTTGCAATGTCTCTGCGACATCAACAATGAATGGATTTAGTTTGTAAGCAACCTTCTGAATATGGTTCAGAAACTTGATTGGAGTTTCCCCCTGTATACGGCAGGGATCTGATCTGCGCACCATGTCATACCCCTTCATCACTTCGTTTAGGAGGTATCCGCCCTGACGATCGTGGCTCCAGTCGTTCGGTTCGATCAGCATTGGCCATGCCAAAGGACTGAACAGCTCAGCAACGGACATGATCTCGTCCCTTTTTTCTAGGAACTCAGGGGTTGGCACGATGTATCGATTTGTTTTCCTGCCTTCACGCCTTAACTCGTTGTCAAACCAACCGCTGGAGACACAAATGCAGTCCAGCAACCATCCACCAAGCTTGATTCGGTTGTTCCGTCCCCACGTCTTCCAATGGTCAACGTCATGGCGGTTCATCAAGGTACGGACGTTCACCACCTTCTGCTCAGTACCGCTGGCTTTGTGCCAGTAGTTCTTTTTGATGGTGTGTAGCAGCCCTGGCACGCTCCGCTCGTAGTGGCGAATCATGCACTCGTCTTCGATGGCTTTGCCTATCGCATCCGTTACGTTCTGTAACTGATTTGCCTTTTGTTTGCTGGAGAACACCTTGTCGAACGTGACCTTGCACGCAATGGCCGCGGCTGCTGATGGTTCGATGTCTGCCAGGAATTGACGGATCTCAGCAAAAGCAACACCCGTCTTCCCCTTCTTGATGCGGTGGTTGGTGTCGTTGATTTGCTCTACGACAAGTGGAATCAGTTCCGCGATTGAACTCACCCCATACACCGTTGCCGATGCATAGCTCTTGTCTTGAAGCTTGACGGTGTTGTCCCTGAGCTTCTCAAGTCCGTGCTTGATTTGCTTGCGTTCGAGTGTTACTTGCTCATCGATTTCGGCAGGTGTAGGCATTCAATATTGATGTGCTAGACGCACTAGATTCGTTATTCACCTCTATCCACAAGTGAATACCACTGCGCTGCAGTGAGTGTGGACTTTTCATCCTGTATTCATCCACTGGCGGATGGTAGAAAACACGCCTTTTTAAGTCGCGTGCGTCTACCGATTCCGCCATGCCCCCAGGGCTTTCTCAGCGTAGCGAGACGTGGATAAACACAGGTTGACAGGTGAGGTAGACCTGTTTTCCTGTACCGCTAGACGCAACTAGAGTTGCGACATCATGCGGTGATCTTGGTCGTTGTTCTGGCTGTAGTAACCCTCCGTCACGGTGATAGAGGAATGACCAGCCCAGCCCTTGACCTTCATGGATGGCACACCGTCATCCAGTGCCCATGTGATAAAAGAGTTTCGCAACGTCTTCCACATGTGACGATCTGTGACAGTTCGATCCTCACGGTTCATGAGGTTCAGCACCCGTTTCCATCTGCGATGCAGGTTCCATTGGTTAGGAAACTCATCAAAGACAATGTCATGGAACCCACGATCTAAGCCTGAGCGGGCTTTGAGTAGGGGTACAAGACGTGGATGGATGGGCACCTCGCGGTAGTTCCGTCCTTTGGTACGTGTTGCAGATGTACCACCTACAAGCAAGAGGTTGCCTCGCCAGTCGATGTCATCCACATGCAAGCGTCGGCATTCAGCCTGACGTAGCCCTGAGTAGGCGCTCAGCTCGATGGCTTCTGCCATTGCATCGTCGCCACGTTCACGGGCTATTTGCACCAACCGATCAACCTGTTCCTTTGTATAGAAAGCTGGACGACGGCGCTCAGTTTCTCTTAGCTTCTCAATGACAGGAATGCCTCTGATGTAGCCACTACGGGCACACAAAGACAGAACTTTCTTGACAGTTGAGATGGCACGGTTCAGGGTTGCAGGTGTGTTGCCTGTGACCTCTTTGATTTCAGCAATGGTTTCATGCAGAAAATCATGGTCAATCATTGTGAGTGGTGGATCACCCCAATGCTCTTTTAGCTTTTGAAAGTTGCGTATGTTGTTCTGATTACCAGATGGCAATTCAGACTCACGCCACGTTGGCAATGTCTGCAACGTGTGGTGGAAACCCTCAGAGAATTTAGTGATCTTTTCGGGTTTCACGTATTCCGTCGCCGGAATGATTGTGAAGTCCATTTAATTCATTAAGTAAGTCGTTTTTAATACGAACACCTAACGGCGTCAGTCGTAGTTGTAATCTACGTCCGTGGAAAGGGTCTTCCTCCTTTGTGATTAGGTTGAGTCCTGCGACCTTGTACCGATTTTGTGCACTCAGGTAATCAGTGTTACGACTGCCAGATGCAACGCTGAGTCCTAGGTCTTGCTCCATCTTTGCCTTGTGGCATTTGTCATGAGAGCAGACATATAGGAATACTTGCAACGCTTGCAATGGCATGTTTCCGTCTGGTGACAAGGCGCGAACAAGTTCAATCGCCTTAAATACCAGGAGGGAATCTTCGTCTGTTACTGCACCCCTGAGTGGGTCCATGGGCTGTAGGTCTTGGACCTCCCCACTCTAACTCTATTTTCCACAAATGGATGGATAGATTAGAAAAGCATCGCTTATCGATGCCGAGGTAGAAGTCTCCGAAAGAGATGATGGTCAAATGGTTTTGTCTTGAAATTCGACTTTTAAATGATAAGCGTTAGAACCTTCTGGATATTCACCGGATAGGAGCAACGTTAAAAAACGTTTATCCGTTTTGCACAGTTCTCGAAACTTCTCAGCTATGCATTGATAACAAAACTCACTTAAGGAAACGTTCAGAATCGCACATGTGGCTTTGAGTAAACTATGGCACTCAGGGGCAATGTTGAAGTTGACTCGTTTCAAATGCTCTCCTCTGAGAATAGTTATTAGCCTAGGTCAGATAGGTCATCTTTGTACTGTTCCAGCATGAGTGTGATAAGTTCTGTCCTACGTGGGTGCATTTGTATCGACTCGTACAATGTGTCGCAGAGGAAGTTATAGGTCCCCCTCGTCATCGTCTGCTGCTGCTGAGATTCCGTGCTGTGCTTCATGGGTGGTGACGACAAGTTCTAAATTTGTGTTAAGGGCTAGTTGTGCAATCTTTTTATTGGCTGCGTGTGGCTGTTTGTAAACAAATTCCTTGACTTTCTTTGTGTGCTTGTTAGTTGTGCGAATCAAACAGAACACGTCCATGGGCAGTTCCCACCCTGCGACCTTCCATTCCATTACCTCTTCAAAAAGGTGTGTCTCAAACATCTCATCAGGGATGGATTTCCACTTCTTCCAGTTGTTTTTAAAGTAGGGCTTTTTACCATTCATCACAGAGTCGTACGTCCTTTAATGTGCAGTTCCTATCGTCAGATAATTCCATGGCATTGTATGCAGCTTCCATAGAATTACGTGCAAGAATGTAGATAGTATCAAGAGAATAAAAACCTTCGTTTTCATTACTCAATGTCACCATATATTCTTGCAGCGGTGATTGTGAAAGCTTATAAGTTTCCTCCTGGCTTTCTCCTTCGTGCTGCTCTTGGTTTGGGTTTAGGTTTTTCAATGAATTCCTTTTTAACAAGTTCTTGATAAATAGGCGTCCATTTATGTTCAGGGAAATGATGCAACCAACAACTGATTGCATTCTTGACGAAGTAATCGTCATCTAATGATTTCGCCTTCATAAACAGTCAGCTGTTTTATGTTGCAATGCGTGTGAATATTGACGTGCAATTCGTGCATTGCGTCGCTTCTTGTTTTGTAAGTATGTGATGAATGCTAATGTCATTTGTTTGAGTAATAACGTGATGTGATGCGATTGGAACGCTGATAAACAGTTGCCGTAGCAAATAGCCCTACCATTCCAATAATGGCAAGGATGATTGTGGATTCATTAAATGTCATCAATGTCCTCTTTCAATACATAGAATCTTTCATCATTTATTTGAGCTTCGTATTCTTCATACTCATGCTCTGCAATCCATTCCAGCATTGCATCAGATAGTGGTTCAGTCATTTAATGAAGTCAATGAATACGTGTCCCTGTCCGTAAAAACCTTCGTAGTAGCTCTTGGCTTGCTTTGTCATGAACCAATCACGCTCTCGCGTAATTACTTGACGCTTGCCTGTAGAACTTCGATGAACAATGAGGTACATGGCTGCGTCCCTGGTGAGTGTGAGCGTCGAATGGAAAAGAAAAAATAACTATCCATTTCTGGATAGTATTAGTATTAGAAACTAATCAATAGTTGTTGTGAAAGAAATAAGTTGTATCTTTATATATGAAGGAAAAGAAATCGAAACGGTAGTAAGTATTCCAGACTATTTGCCAATCAATGCAGCCTTCTAAATGTGAAGGAATCTCAGTGCAATTAATCTCGTTATCAATGTACTCAGCAAACTCAGCTTCTGCACCGTAGTTATCAGTTTGATACCACAATGCATCTTCTAGTCGTTCAGCTGATGTGATGCCGTAATCATCAAGAAGAGCCATAAACTCTTCGTATTCGTCAGCATCGAAACCAGTGTGGATTCTGTCGTTGATTTCATCAATCAACAGCTGTGTGTCTTCGTCTTTTGCATCATACCAAGCCTCGAAAGACTCAGTAGCACGAGGTAAAACAGTTTGAGTCGTCATTGAGTGAATAGAGGTGAAAGGAGTTAGTGCTAAGAAGTAAGCGAATGAGTGTGAGATATTAATTAGAATGCATAGTTAAGATGCTCACAGCTGCCATAAGATGCAGACTTAGAGTTGCAATAAAGCAAGACATCATTAACCCAGAAACCAAGACTGATGTTTGGTTGCATCAGCAGATTGAGA